ACGGGGGAGAGAAAATTGGTTTGACCAGTTCCAATCAGTTGATCCCATAAGAGAACTAAGAAAACCACGCAAAGATTTACTCCAATGGTCGAGAAGAAAAAAAGGTGGAATTGGTGGATTATTTGGTAAATTACGCAGAAAACTCTTGGAGGGTAGACAATTCCCTACAGGCATTCCTGAACAATTCAGACAACTGCCATTTGGACCACCACAACAACTACCTATGGTTCCATTTCTACAAGAAAGAGCCACAGTGGTCCCTAGAGATCTTGAACAACCAGCACCTGTTGAACAGTTTGGTGGCACAGTAGTTCCTAGAGGAGGGTTCTTTGATAATCTATCCAAATCTAGCCAACCGGGAGATTGGGATGCTTTTTTAGAAAAAATTCGGTCTGGTCTTGGTAACAACGATCTTAGTATGGGTCATGATTTCTTAAATAGGGGGAGTCCGACAATATTGCCAGAAGATATGAGGGTGTACCCCGGAGGCACTCCCGGTTTTTATGACGATGGGAGAAATTTGGGTAACTTTGATCAAGATTTATTCAATCAAATGCCAATGCCATCCTTAACTCCTGAAGAAATAACTCAACAAAGAATAGACCAAGTATCACAATTTGAGCAAGAACCCATGATGAGAGCTCAATATGGACCTCTTGGTGGTTATGCTTTTGGTGGTTCTGCAACGAATTTACCTGATTACACCACAATGAATTGGGAAGGAATAGGTCCAGCAAGATTTTCTGATGCTAGATTTGACCCACAAAGAATAGGTTATGCTGATACTGGAATGAGGTCAGATGGTGACAGACCTTATGCTTTACCCGGTGGCTATGCTGGTGGAGGAATAGCAGATTTACTCCGTTATTATGGAAGGTAAGCAATATGCCAAAACATTATAAAGGGAAGACAGGTAAAGCTCGTATAAAAGCCCTAAAAGAACATAAGAAGACTGGCAGAAAAGTTAGGAGAAAATAACACATGGCTACATCAGGGAGTAAAAATTTTGAACCAGATGTAGGCGAGTTTATTGAAGAGGCCTTTGAGCGTTGTGGCATTGAATTACGCACAGGTTATGACCTAAAAACAGCCAACAGAAGCCTTAACATCATGTTAGCAGAGTGGGCTAACCGAGGCTTAAACCAATGGACTATTGCACAGAAAAGCGTAGCGATGGTCAAAGACACGACTGCTTACAACATAGATTCTACCAACGCCACTGCTCCGATTGATGTTTTGGATGCGTTTATACGAGAAACAATCAGCAGTGAAGTAACTGATTTGCCCATGGCAAGAATAAACAGAGCACAATATTCTTCGACACCTAAAAAAAGCAGTACAGGAAAGCCCATTCAATTTTTTATAGACAAACAATTAACCCCTACGATTACAGTTTGGCCCGCCCCTGATAAATCCAGCACTTACACCATCTATATGAATGTGCTTACCAGAATGGATGATACAGATGTCGGAGCGAATACTTTGGATATGCCTTACCGCTTTTACCCCTGTCTCGCAGCTGGTTTGGCTTACTACATTTCACTGAAGAAAGCCCCAGAAAGAACAGGTATATTAAAACAGCTCTACGAAGAAGAATTTTTAAGAGCCATGTCACAAGATGAAGAAAGGACATCGCTTCATATCGGTCCTGATTTAAGGAGTTACAACACAGCGTAATGGCTAATTTTGCCAGTGGTAAGTATGCGTGGGGAATCTGCGATATAACAGGTTTCCGCTATCGTTTAAATGTGATGCAAAAAACTTGGAATGGTTTATTGGTGGGACCTGACCAATTTGACCCCAAACATCCACAATTAGACCCTCGCCCAGCTCCCACTGATAGCGAGGCATTGAAAGATCCAAGGCCAGATGTGACAGATGACGCTAATTTCTTTTCGGTTTACACCAATGTAGGAACAGGTAAATTAGGTAAAACACTGGAAACTTACGAGATTGCTGTTGAGTTAGGTTCTGTTACCATAACAACATCATGAGCTTTACTTATAGCACTCTAAAAACAGCCATAGGCGATTACTTGGAATCTGCGGAAACTACTTTTACTACCCATTTACCCACATTTGTTACTGAATCCGAAGACCGCATATTTAGATTGGTCGAGTTACCTGAACAAAGAAAAAATGTTCAAGGAACCACATCAACCAGCAATCGTTTTTTAGCTTGTCCCACTGATTTTCTAGCTCCCATGAGTCTGGCGATTATCAGTAGTAGCACTTATTCTTATCTGGATTTAAAACACGCTTCATTCTTAAAAGAATACAGCCCAACTACGTCTGTGACAGGACAACCAAAATATTATTCCATTTACAGCCAAGATTCTTTTGCTTTGGCTCCTATACCAGATGCAGCTTATACAGTAGAATTACACTACTTATATAAACCATCCTCGTTGGTAAGTGGTAGTGACAGTGGAACAACAGTGCTCTCAACAGATTATCCTGATGCGTTGCTTTATGGTAGTTTGGTTGAAGGAGCTATTTTTCTCAAAGAACCTCCTGATGTTATTGCCCAATTTGAAGCGAGATTTAAAGAGGCAGTAATGAGAATGAAAAATGCGTCAGAAGGAAGAGAAACCAGAGATGAATACCGATACGACAGTCTTCGCACTAGAGTATCGTAATGAAACCCGTTAAATCACTCGAAGGCAAGCGAGTTGCCCTCCTTGGTCTGGGTATATCCCAAATAGATTTTGTCATTGGTATGGAAAATGGCAAAACATGGGATGAGGTATGGGGCATTAACTCCGCAGCTGGTGTATTTAATTGTGACCGCTTGTTTATGATGGACCCAGCCAGTCGTTTTTTTGATACAGATGACGCTGGTAAACAGACCAGTGTTATGCGAAGAATCTTACCCAAACTTAAAATACCTATTTATACTTGTGAGCTCGACCCCAGAGTTCCCAAGGCAGTTGAATATCCATTGGAAGAAGTTGCCAATTACAGCAAGTGTGCTTACTTTAATAATACAGTGGCTTATGCCATAGGTTTTGCATACTGGAATAAGCTCGGTGCCATAGACTTATTTGGCATAGATTTCTCCTATGCACACGATATACATTTTGCTGAAGCTGGCCGAGGTTGTGTTGAATTTTGGTTATCAAAAGTGATGGAAAATGGCATGACAGTCGGTGTTAGCCCAAGGTCAACAGTGCTGGATTCTTGTGTTGGTGCTAACGAAAGATTATATGGTTATCATCGTCTAGCAGATCCCCCCATAGCAGTTCCACACAAAGAAAAGTGGATTATTGCTTCACAAAGTAATATAAATAATGTTTTAGAAGAACACAATATGGCTTTACTAACAGAAGAAACGCCACCAGAACCCTATAAAGGTTAATTTCATGGGAAGGGATTACAAAAAAGAATATAAAAACTATCATGCTCAGCCCAAGCAAAAAAAAAGGAGAGCTCATAGAAATTGGGCTAGGGCTCAAGCTGAACAAAAAGGTTTGGTAGAAAAGGGTGACAATAAAGATGTTCACCATATTGATGGAAACCCAGCGAATCATAACTGGAAAAATCTTTCAGTCCGTAGTAAAAGCAGTAATCGTTCTTTTGCCAGAACCAAGACAGGCAGGAAAAAATACTGATGTCTAAAAGTTTTATAGAATTAGGCCAAGTCAGTGTGCATACCACACAGAACAAGGGTCACGACCCTGAGTTCTGGGCAGAAACAATTACCAAGAAAATTTGTGATGTATCGACTAATGCACCAGACCATATACGCCAACAGGCTTTAGCTTTTCAAAACCATATTTATACTATAATATTACATGGAATGAAAAATGCTATAAATTCTGATAGAGTAACAATCAGAGGGCTTTTGAACAGTCAGGGCCACGAAGATATGGCAAAAATTATTAAGGAGCTTTAGTTATGGCTCTAAAGGAAAGGCGTATAAAGCGTTTAAAGAGAAGGGCTGCAAGGGCTACTAAAAGGGGTAATATTAAAAGAGCAACTCGGTTAAGTACCAAACGCACAACTATAATTAAACGCAAAAAAAGAAGTGATGCAGAAAAAGAGGCTTTAAGAAAAAAAGGAGTATACATACCTGCTAATTGGTAATATACAATAACTTTGTATATCATATAAGAATTATTAAGGAGCTAAAATAATGGCGATTACATCAGCAATATGTTCAAGTTTTAAACAGGAATTATTAGTAGAAGGTCATAACTTAACCAATGGTTCAGATTCAATTAAATTGGCTCTGTATACTTCTTCTGCTACTTTGGGAGCTACCTCGACAGTCTATGTTACAACAGGTCAGTCGAGTGGAACCAACTATTCAGCTGGCGGTCAGGCTTTAACTAATGTAACCCCAGCTTTAGTTAGCACTACTGCTGTGTGTGATTTTGCAGACGAAACTTTCAGCACTGCAACTGTGACAGCTAGAGGTTGCTTGTTATACAACAGTACCAACAGCAAC